CATAAATTACGTCAGTAGTAGGAAAGCGAGTAACCTCTGCACGCTGTTCTATGCTGCTGATCCATCATTGCGAAAAGGCGCAATCACCTAACTTATTGGGCGGTTGCGCCTTTTTCGTATGGAATACAAGCATGGGCTTAAAGCCCACATCAAATCCGCCTCCGAAGGTATTATTGAGGCGGTCGTCTCTGTTTTCGACAACGTCGATTCCTACAACGAGCGAGTTATTCAAGGGGCTTTTACCAAAAGTCTTGAAACCAAGATGCCTAAGGGAGTATGGATGCACAACTGGGAATTACCCGTTGCCAAGACTCTCGAGGCCGTGGAGCTCAAGAGTGGAGACCCTCGCCTGCCTGAGTCCATCAAAGGCTACGGCGGTCTTTTTATCAGGGGAAAGTTCAATCTCAATACTCAGCGCGGCAAGGAAGCATTCAGCGATATTGCCGAGGGAATTATTGATGAATTTTCCATCGGCTATACCGTCAATACAGACCAAATGGCGGAAGACGGTGTCCGCGAACTCACAGATGTAAACCTAATGGAGTGGTCTCCGGTGCTGGTCGGTGCGAACCCGGCAACGGCGATACTATCGATGAAATCTCAAATGTCCTTCGACTCCGATGCGGATGCTCTGGTCACAGACATCAAGCGGTTTTTGGATAGAACGAAGGTACGCAGTGAGATGCGAGTCAAGGAAGGGCGCAAACTTAGCGCCGCGAACGTAACCCGTGTGAATGCATTTATTGAAACGGTCAAGGCAGGACTTGCCGATCTCGAGGATATGCTTGCATCCGCACAACCCACAGAAAAGCAGCTCGAATTACGGGCGCGCCAACTGAAACTGAAATATGAACTAATCAAACAACGACTATGACAATGGAAGAAATCATTGCAATGCTTGGCGAACTCGCTGCGCAGTTGCAAGTCATTTTGGACGCTGAAGCACCTACACAAGCTCAGCTCGATCAGGCAGATGAACTGGTAAAGCAAATCGAAAAGCTCGAAGGCGATAAGAAGGCCATCGAAAAGCGTATCGAAATCAAGGCGGCAAACGAAGCACGCCTTGCATCGCTGAAGACACCTGTACCTGTTATCCCTTCACCTACCAAAACCGAAACCGTGAACACAGTACACGCAACACCGGCACGTAAGAGCCGAATTTTTGAAAATAACGAAGCCGCTTACAAGGCTGGCCGCTTCTTCCAAGCCGCACTTGGCAACTCAGGGGAAGCAAAGCAATGGTGTGAATCAAACGGCGTGGACTTCAAAGCCCTCAGCTCCAACGTCGAAGGCGGCGCTGGCTTGTTTGTGATCCCCGAAGTTGAAACCGCGATTGTTCGTTTGGTTGAAGAGTACGGAATCATCCGTAACTATGCCGACGTGACATCCACCACATCAGATCGCAAGATCAAGTGGAAACGCGCATCGGGCAACACCGCGTACTTCTTGTCTGAGACAGGCACACCGACATCGACCGACGCACAATGGCAGACAATCACACTCACACCGAAGATCTTAGGTGCGCTGACAAAGTACTCCCTGATCTTGGACGCTGATGCATCTGTAAATCTTGCTGACGAAATCACACGCGAACTTGCGCATGCAATGGCAGTAAAGGAAGATCAGTGCGCATTCGTTGGAGACGGTACATCGCAGTACGGCGGAATCATCGGCCTCACCTATGCATTCCAAAAGACATTGCAAGATGGCGGCGGAACATGGACAAACGACACTCACAAGGGCTACTTGGGTTCGGGCGTTGTTGCAGCTGGTAATGCATTCAGCGAAGTGACCATGCAGAACTTCGTCGACGTGAAGAACAAGATCGCTCGCTATCCCGGTATCAACCCCTCATGGTTCATCCATGACGCGGCTGCTGCTGCAACAATGGAGCGCCTCATGTACGCTCTTGGCGGCAACGCTGCTGTTGACGCTACCAACGGCGTACCTCAGCGCTTCTTGGGCTATCCTGTTGTGTACGTAAATGCAATGCCTAGCACCGAAGCAAACAGCCAAGTATTCGCGCTGTTCGGTGATCTCTCACAAGCATCACTCTTCTGCGATCGTCAGGGCGTGGAGATTGCAACCAACACACAATCGGAAACCAACTTCCTTACACGCAGCGCGCAAGTTCTCGGCACGGAGCGCTTCGATTTCATCGTGCACGATAACGGTAACTATAACGCTACGGCGGCAAACCGCACACGCGGCGCAGTTGCGGCTCTCATTTCAACAAACGCATAATCTAAGGAGACCTAAATAATGGCAAACGCACTGCAATCAGTTAAGTACGTAAACGTAACACCGCCTGCGGCAATCATTGACAACGCAAGCGCTACCACCAACTCAGTAAACACCGAAGGTTTCGAGTACGCTACCTTCCTTGTTGAGCTTGGCGCTACCGACATCGCACTCACCGCGCTGAAGGTACAAGAGTCCGACACCGACGGCTCATACGCCGACATTGTGGGCGCTCGCTTTGGCACCGATGCTGATGTTAACGGCACAACAACCACCCTGCCATCCGGCACCGACGACAACAAAGTCTATGCAATATTCATCGACCTCAAAGGTCGCAAGAAGTACCTCGACTTGGTTGTCACATTCGGCGACGGCACAGCGGGCGGATTCGTTGCAGCTCAATGCATCCTCTCCGGAGCAAGCATTCAGCCCCACACCGCAGCAGGTCTTGGTCTTGGCCAGTACTTGGTAGTGTAATTTTTCACGGGGGCGGCCAGTCCGCCCCTTAATTTTTTCTAGAAAACCATGGCATCCTTCGTAAAATTTAATCCGTTCGTCGAAGCTTTGGCAGAGAAGGTGCATAACCTTGGAAGCGATCAGCTTACCATCGCGCTGACGAACTCCGCGCCGAGCGCGTCAAACTCCGTGCTTACCGACATCACGCAAATCAGCTATACAAACTGTTCATCACGCAACATCACGACGGTATCATCTACGCAAACATCAGGCACGTACTCGCTTGTAACCAGTGACCTCACGCTCACGGCATCAGGTGGTACGGTAGGGCCGTTCCGATATGTTGTCATGTACAACGACACAAGCGCATCTGATAACCTGATCGGATACTACGATTACGGTTCATCGATCACATTGAACGACACCGAAACCTTTACCGTTGACTTTGGCGCTACCACATTAACACTAGCATAACATGAACGGACGTGGAATAGTAGCGGCAAACGATTACGTTTTCAACGCCGCAAGCAAGACGGTAACATTTAGCGCGGACTATTCAGGCATTGCGCTATCGGATATACTCTATATCCTAAATTGCAAGCAAGGTGTGGCAACAGTCGTATATGATCCGACCGTGTCAACCAAAGGCGGCACGCTATCAGGTCGCACCTTGACTCTGCAACATGACACAACGTCGATGTCAAGCAACGACCCGCTGCAAATCATAATAGGCACAAGCCCAACGCAGACGGAGATTGCCAACATTAATGCTGGGTTGCATAAGCTTCTTAGTATTTTGGAAAGCCCCACAAGTGTAGTGCAAGGTAGACAGATTGTAAGTTTGGAAAACATTGCAGCCAATTTAACTTTAACCAATTTAACTACTGTAAGTACCGTAAGCAATCTTACAAACTTTGGGCAATCGTCGCCGGACGTCAGCATCGTGCCACAACTAATAAACGAAGTATACAATACAGCAATACGCGGAAGGATAGCTTAAATGCCTACAACAATCACATGGAAGCCAGTCTTGGACATGGTAAAACCGCGCCCAATATCAAGCGCTACTTTATTTGGCAACCCCACATTCGCATCGGATGCCTATGCTGCTTATGATATGCGAGGAAGAGATTATGCAAATCCTATCACGTACATTATGAATACCGCTACTGAGGTTTATTCATATAACAACAAAGCCGACGGATGGATGCAAACGCCAACAGGTACAATAATAGGGGCTGGCACTGCGGGTATTGGCAAGATATTTCAAATGGCGCCGTCGCAGGGGCCAAAAGGAACACTGACAACAGGTAATACGACTACAAAGGTTGTGATTTCAACCGCATTTCCCGCATCAGTTGGCGTAAATCAACTATCCAACCGAGGCGATGGCAAAGGTTTTATCATTAGAATCATAGGCAGCGCTGCGGGATCTTCGGGCAAAATCGAAGAGCGAAGAATTATAGGCAACACATCGGGTACCACACCTACTCTGTGGCTTGACGAAGCGCTATCATTTACACCTGCAAGCGGTGATTCTTACGAATTGCTTACGGGCAGAATTTACGCAATGGGTACCGGATCAACAAGTGCTGGAGCGTTCAGATATTACGACATTGCAACGCAAAGCATGAGCGGCAATTTGTCCACTACAAATATGCCTTCACTTGTTGCGACAAACAACAATCAATGCGTATGTTTAGACGAGGCCTATGTTCCAAAAAATAGATTGCCGGGCGAAGGGTTCATTATTGGCGCTGCAACGTATGACGCTAAT